CTACTTGCAGCTTCAGCGTAAAACTTTACATCACAACCATTTCCATCAACTCCTATTTCTATAGTTCCATTACCCCCACCAGTCTCATCCTGATCCCAAAGCATCATTTGAGAACTTCCAACGAATAAATATAAATGATCGTCTGGATTTTCTTTAAAATAAGTATCAGAATTTCCAATTAAAAATTTAACATTATTAGGAACTTGAACTCTATCATTTCCACCTCCACCAAGTTCAGAAAGTTTTAATAAATTATTTCCTCCAACATAAATATCTAATACATCCCCAGCACTTTCATATATATATGTATCATTACCTCCATCAAAATGTATTTTATCAGTAGCATCTACCGCTATTGCTACTGTAGAAAGATATAAGGCAGTATCAGTACCATCACCATCTTCTACTTTTACTAAACCGCTAGTTATACCATCATTATCCGAAGCACTGTTTAGAGTTAATAAATCTTGATAAGTACTGGCTATTGTTTTACCTGCTAATGTTCCACCCATTTTACTATATTCTCCTTATTGTCCTGTCGTTATAAACGATTCAGCATATTGTTGTTTTAAAGATGCCAACTCAGTTCCATACCATTGATATTTCTGAGCAGACCTCTCCATTCTAATTTTTGCTTCTCCAGCATATCCTTGAGATATTGCTATTTTGCTTTGTATTTCACTTGCATAACCTTGAGCAGTTTTAATATAACTATCAATTACCTGACTATATCCACCAATTTGTGCCATTCTAGCACTAACTTCAGAAGCATATACACCTGCTTCTTGAGCACCAGCTGCAGCTTCTTGAAGATAAGCATTTCCTACTCCTATACGTGCAGCAGATTCCTCTCTTTTTGCAGCTGCCTGAGATAACCTAGAATTTATTTCAGAAGCATATCCATTAGATATATTAATTTTTGTTTGTATTTCAGAGCCATATCCTTGAGCAGCATTTAAATATGCACCTGCTTCTGAAAGTATAGCTTGAACAGCTTGTCCTTTTGCTCCAGTAAATGTAGCTCTAGATTGAACTTCTTTTGAAAATCCATCAATTTCAGCTACTAAAGTTTGAACCATTGTATTCCACTCTGTTATATATGTTTGAGCTATACCAATATCGGCTTGTACAGCACTTAATGTTGTTTGAACTTGTTGCATTCTTCCACTTGCAAGTTCAATATCCTCATTAGCAAGCTCTGCATCTACATCTGCTAAATTAGCCGCTAAATCATAGTCGCCATGTGGGAAGTTTCCATTTATATAAGTAATAGCTCTATCTATATATGTTTTAACACTGGTCATGCCTGTTCCAGTAGTATATGTAGACTCATCTCCAAACAGTGAAGGATCAGCAGCATCAGCCCTAAATTTATCTACAGCTGAATTTATTGCAGTTAAAGCTGTTGCAAAATCTCCAGAATTATCTGTCTGAGTTATCATTTCACCTGCTTCTGTTACAGCTTTAGCAATCTCTGTAACAGCATCATCTACTCTAGAATTTAAGGTATCACATATAGCTTGAGTCTCATCTAATTCAGTATTCATTGCAGTTAAAGCAGTAGTCACATCTCCTTCTGTATCAGCTTCACCTAGATCTAACATAGTGTCACACTTATCAAATTCTGCATTTGCTAAAGCTACAGCTGTATTAATTCTACCTGCAGCTGTTACAATCGCTGCTAATGCAGTATCAACGGAAGCATCTACTGCTGTAGCAGCTTCTCCATTTTCAGAAAGAGCAGAATCTATAGTGCTATTAATTAAATCACATAAATCTTGAGTTTCATCTAACTCTGTATTTATAGCAGTAAAAGTAGTAGTAATATCAGCATCTGTTTCCATCTCTACCATCTTATGATGCAATACTTGCATAGCTGCATATATTATAACTTGATTATAATGATGTGATGGCATATAAGATATAGCAGAACTACCACTATCCCAATTAGTTATATCACCATGTTCTAATATGCTCATACTTGCACTACCACCTTGAGGTAATACATAAATTTTTTCATTTAAAAAATAATAAACTGGATCATCCGTTGATGCATAATGTATAGAGGTAGCATCAGCTGCCCCATGTCGTCCAGTTGGAGCTATTTCTCTACAAGCAGTACTAGCCCTTGTTACTTCTTGAACATGAACATCATGTACAGTAGTACCAGAATCAGATATGCTTTCATTTTTAGAGAATAGAGATATATGTTGAGGATGTGCTGCAATAACTCTATGCACTACATCAACAACTCCATCTTTTAAAAACTGCTCTCCATCTGCAGTTGCAGGGATAGTACCTGCTAAATCTTCTAATCTTGTTTTAAATGTTGCCATTTAATCCCTTTATGATAAAGAGTGGGAGAGAAAACTCCCCCACCCTAATCGTTGTATGTTACCCGCTACTCGCAGCAGCATTATCAGCTACAGCAAACATAGTAACATAGTAATTTGTACCATCGCAAAAGATATCAACTCTTTCACCGACAACCGCATTACTAGCTACGAATGTTACTTTATCTGCAGCATCAATAACCGTATTAGCGTCACCGCATTCTACTCCTATCATAACATCAGTTGTACCGCCAATGATATCAAAATCATTAGCTCCAGCTGTGCCTAATAAGAATGTACCACTCCAACCCATAGCATCACCAACTGCTGGTAAAGTAATATTATATGCACCAGCTTGTGAGCATATAAATAACTTACCATGATCCGCCATAGTTAGCGTAGTATCAGCAGCTAAAGTTTTCACAGCAGCGTTTGAACCACCTATATAAGGTCTAGACATATCGCCCCCCTTATGCTGTGATTTTAAACAAGTTATGTGACTCGATAAGTGAGATACCAATACCTTCGTCTGAGAAGTATTGATCTTTCACTCCATCGTACGCATTATTTGTTTTGATGTTAGTTTGATACATAGGTGATCTATACTGAGCATGAAATAGATTATCCTCATCAATAATCAACATATACTTGTTATAAGGTCCTCTTAACGCAGGCGTTGGTATTAATTGTAGAATACCATGAGGAGTTTCAAGTATTTTGTAGTTGAAACCAAGAGTATCACGTTTCATATCACTCAAGTTAACAGTCCAACCTGAACCACCAGCGAAACCTTCAGAACCAGCCATTTTTGACCAGTATCCTAAAGCACCAGCACCACAGAATGCACGTTTAACACCACTTGTAGGAACATATTGGAAAACTTTTTCCATATCATCTACGAAATTACCGTATTTGTATGAATCTCCAATAGTATACACAGATTGATCATCACCACTTGCAGCACCATAAGCGTTTAAAGCAGAAACAATACCATAAGTAGTTCTTACTTTACCACCTTGAGCACCTGTGAAACCAAAGTCGTTGAAGGTTTCTCCATCGCCTAAGTTAGTTCCACCAGCTGCAGCTGTATTACCACGAACACCATACAAGAAAGCTTTTTCTTTTTGCATTTTGTGTTCTTGGTTTTTTTGCATTCTCAATCTAGCAAGTTCAGATGATTCACCTCTTAAAGAAGCTTGTAATAAAGTACCAGTAATTTCAAGTGGAGTCTTAAATATTTGACAAGAGTTCCACACTACTTGTAACTCATCACTCCAAGCTTCTGGAGCTTCTTCACCTTCACCTTGTGCATTACCTATTACGTGACATATATCACCATCAACAGTTGTATATGCACCATCATCAGATGTCCACAAAGCTTTTACTTGTACATCACTACCACCATCAGCGTCAGTAATAAGTAAAACAGCTTTACGTGTTGTTTCTGTTGCATCCCAAGCTTCAACAATAAGCCCTTCCCATGATATAGCAGCTGCTGCTTCTAGACCTACGATACCATCTACAGCTATAACAGCTGATTTTGCTGAACCATCAGCAGTATCAGGATCTGGAATTGCAACTCCAGCATTGAATGCGAACTTTTGTTTTACCCATGGGTTTCTGTGTTCAAACATTTTAAACACAGGATCATTAGTTTGTCGTGTCTCATTATTAGAGATTACCGTTGTAAACGGTGATACATCTGTCCAAAGTTCTTTAACAACTTGAGGATCGATGTAAAAATCTCTTCTATCCGTATAGAGAACACCACTGCCTGTTAAATCTTTAGCAGCCATTTTCTATCTCCTTTTTCCATTATTCAACAAAGCGTTGTTAAATGAGTCTTCAGCAGAAAGCGTAGGAGCTGATTGTCCAGTTTGAACAGTTGTAGGTCTAGGGACTTTCAATCGTTCTTGCTGAGCTTTCATATCTGCAGCTTTCGTCTGAGCTTGGCTTTGTTGTTGTGAGGGAGCGTCTTTTACAGCATAAAGCTTAACTAAATTATCAATAGTAACACTATTAGGATTCTGCGTCCATCGAACAAAATCAGTTGCAGTTCTTGCATCCATACCATAAGTATTCATAGCTTGGTTGTAAGCGCTGTTCATCATTTCATTTTTTTGTTGATTTTGCATTTGCACTTGAGCTTGTTGTTGTCTATAATTATCAACATTCTCATAGTGCTGAATCATATCGTCTCGCCATTGATCATTAGCAGCTCTAAATTTAAAAGATTCGCTCTCTGGATCATTGTAAGCATCGACCTCGTTATATGTTAATGGCCTATTTGGTCGGACAGGTTTCTCTAATGAATTCCTTTGATTTCCTGCCTGTACAGGGTTACCAGAGGGGTTTCCATTGATTTGTTTATCAAGATTATCTAATACTTGTGGATTCTGTTGTATCATTTGAGCAACAGGTGCCAGAGAATTTTTATAATATTCATTCTCTTGTTGTAATCGATAAGCTTCATTCTTTGCCTTGTCTGCCTGAGATTGCCAATATTCCATACGACTAGGGTCTTCTTTGACTGGTGATTCAGTTTGCACAGGCTCTTGAGTCTGTACAGGCGCTTCTGTTTGCACTGGAGCTGTTTGCCCCACTGGCATGCCTTCTACATTAGTGATTGTTTCACCTCCACCTAAAGGAAACAGGTTTCCATCAGTACCAGTCGAACTTTCTATACCAGCATCTTGTACTGGCATCTCTAAAGTTTCTTGTGGAGCTTGAGCAGCATCACTAGCTTGGATCATTTCATCCATTATCTTCTCCTTGTTGTTTGTACGTTAGTCAGCAACAACTATACCGTTATAGGTACCACTTTACGTGGTGGCCTATCTTTAGTATCTTTTTCGACTTCAGAAACAGCATCTTTGAGTTTATCCAACTCATCTTGACTTCTCTTATTATGAAGAGTAGTCGCCATCTCTACTTTAGCCTCGGCTTTCGCCAATTTTTTCTCAAATTCTTTAACTTCAACACGTTTACGATCTTGGACAGATTCTCTTTGTGCAGTTTGTAAGTCCCCAGATAATTGTTTAACTTGCGCTTGTAGCTGTTGTATCTGACCAGCCATTTGCTTTCTCTGATCTGCACGTTCTAGAACTCCTTCCATATCTGCAACGTCTGTTTGTTTTAATACTTCTACTTGATCTACAATGCCTGTTTGATACAATTGCAT